GATCTATTATTAAGAATAATATGAAAAACATTATTATCTCCAATGATTTCTTTTTTGAACTTGATTGGTCCTGCTTGGAATTCCTCTAATCCAATAGGATTTACAATTCCAAAATATCCAAAATTCATATGATTTTTAACATCTTCTTCAAAATCTTTGAATCCAGCCCAAGGCAATTCATAATTTAAATTACCATAATTGTATTTTTTTGAAGATTCAATATCTTTAATAACAAAATCCTTATTTTTAATTTTAATTAAGTCACTCAAAATAGAGTGATATTTATCTTTAATCTCTTGACCATTATGAAAATGACCAGAGCAACTTGGTAAAGTTTTATAATCCTTGCCCGCTACAAACTTAAATAATTCTTTTAATTGAGGATCTAATGTTTTGTAAATCAAATCAGGATGAATATCAAAAACTGTTTCAATGTTTTCTCGTGGTAAAAAATAATACCAATTCTTATGGTTAACTGGAGCAAACCATTTATATCGATACATTTTTTCTTGAGGAATTAATTCACATAATAACATTTAATTTAATGTCAAAATAAGCGTAAAAAAATTAAGGAGGAACTTACGTCCCTCCTTAATTCATATTATTGTTGTTTCAAGTTAATTTATTAAAAAATTAAATATTTTCATTGCTATCTTTGGCATCTTCTATAATTAATTTTTTTTGTTGTTCTTTTTCTTCTTTTTTCTTTCTAATTCCATCTCTGATATTTTGCCTTGAAGACTCGGACCTTTTTTGTCCCCTTAATTTTAATATTCTTTTTTCAATAGTTTCTTTTGATTGTTTAGGGGTGGACCTGCCCTTTTGAGCCTCTGATATTTTTCTTTTAGTTTCCTCTGAAACTATTCTTCCCTTGCCTGCTTCTGAAATTTTTTTTCTAGTTTCTTCTGATATTGGTTTTCTTAATTCTGCCAATCTTTTTTTCTGTTCTTCAGAAAGTTTTTTGCCTTTTTTAGCTTCTGACAATTTTCTTTTATGCTCTTCTGATTTTGGTTTGGTATTTTTGCCCTTAAGAGATTCAGACCTCTTTTTAAGAGTTTCTTCAGAGGGTGGTGGTCTTTTCTTGCCAGTAAAGAACGCTGCAACTTTTTTCTTATGTTCTTCTGATAATTTTTTACCTTTAAAAAAATTTCCAATTTTTCTTTTCGTTTCTTCTGAATGTTTAAAATGGTCTCCGCCAGTGGTCTGATTGTAACCACTATTAAAAGAATCAAAATGATCTATCCAGTATTTTTCTCTTTCATTGGCTGACTCATCTTGACACTCTTCAATTACTTTAAATTCAAAATTATCTTGCCCATATTTTCTAATCCCTCTACACAAAAGAGATTCATGACCATTCTGGGCATCTCTTAAATGATCTCGTTGCCTTTTTGAAATATTGTTAGTCTGACCTACGTAAATTTTATTATTTACAATGTTTTTAAAAAAATAAATGTATCGCATAAACATATGCGATACATTTACCATACTTTTTAACTTTAGCTTTAAGTAATTTGAAAATATTTTTTAACTGTCCCTCCACAAATTGTTTGCGGCAAAAACCAACACATGTTCAGCAGATTCAGGAGTATATCCATAATCCTTAACCATTGTCTCTATCATTTCATGGTACTTCTCCTGCTGCTCATCATCACGAGTCTTAGACTTTGTAACGATACGAGCAACGCTCTTGACCGAACCAATTAAGAATGATTCAATTGCTTCTTTGAGAGGCTCATATGCTGTATAATCAATCTTGTCACCACGACGCATACGAGAGAACATATAAGCTGTTACATCGCTACGGAAACCATCTTTTGATGAACCAGTGATTCCGATTTGCTCTTCAATGGATTTCATGAAGTTTTCATCAGGCTGACGTTCTTCTTTGGTTACACGATCCTTTAGCTTGGTACGAGTTGTATAAGCTTCTGCATGATCCAAGTAATTAGAGAACAATGCTTGAGCTTGTTCTTCATAAGCGGAGATAAATGCTTTGGCAATTTCATTCTCAAGAATCTTGAGGTATTCTTCACGAATAACTTTTTGAAGAAGTTCAAGGCAGTAAGATTTGAATTGCTCATCAACAATTTGTTCTTTAACCATTCTCTGTAAAGAATCCATTACTGATACTGGTGTAATCATTCCTTTTTCAGAATTGGTCAATGCGTTGTCAAGAGCTTTGGTAATAAAGCGAGTCGAAATGCCATCCAAACCTTCATGCTTAGCTTCTTCACGAAGATCTTTAATGTCAACCTTCTTAACTCTGCCTTTTTCAATAATATCTTCGCCGTTATAAATCTTCATCTTGGTGAGAATATCACATTTGCTTGATGGTTTAAGACGTGACATTACTGAGAACATTGAAGCTACTTTTAATGTATGAGGTGCAATGTGAGCATCGAAATCTGATTTGCCCAACATCTTCTCATAAATTTTAATTTCTTGATTAAGCTCAAGACAATATGGAACAGTAATCTTAACGATACGATCCATAATAGCTTCATTGGTATGTTCGCTTTGGAAACGATTCCATTCTGCTTCGTTACAGTGAGCAAGGATTACTCCATCAAAGTGAAGCATGTCTGATTTGCCAGGAGAAGGAACTCGTTTTTCCTGGGTAGCTGTAATGATTGTATGAAGGAATTCAATTTCGTTTTTGAAGACTTCTACTAATTCTACGATACCACGATTGCCTACGTTAAAGGCACCTGTTAAAGATAATGCTCTTGGATCATCTTCTGAGTATTTGTCAAGTTTAGAAATGTCTACTGAGCCGATAAGAACAGAAACATCTTGACTATTAGCATCCATTGGAGGAACCGCAGCAACACCACGGCGAGCACGTTGAGAGAATGTTGTTTCTTCCACTTCAAAGTTCTCGTATTTGCCTTCAAGTTCTGTCATAAGTTTATGACGAGCTACGGGAGAAATATCGCCATCAATCTTAACGCCAAGAGTTTCTTCAAAAGAATCACGTAAAGAACGTGGAATTAGTTGCAAAGGTTCGCCACGATGGGGATCGCCCTTAAGATGATAATAAGGTTTGCCATCAAGAGCTTTTTTGATATGCTCTGTTAGTGCAGATTTACCTGCGCCAACTGGACCCATAAGCAAAAGAACCTGACGAGATTCTTCGCCTTTATGAGCGGCAGAAGAAAGGAACGACATAATTCTGCTGATAACATTTTCCATTCCAAAGAATTCATTTTCGAAATATTTGTAAATCTTTAATGATTCGCCATCAAAGATTTTATATTTTCGGCTATCGGAATCTGGCATGGTGTAAGAGCCATGTTCTGCAAGGGCTTCATAAAGTCTTTTATGAGCACTTTTAACAATTGTTGGATCTTTTTCTACAAGCTCAATATAGTCCATTAAAGTCCCTGAGAACTTTTTCTTTTGGCTGGACGCTTCACGAGCGGCTTGAATTTGTTTTAATAAATCGGCTTTTGTACTCATATCTTATGGTTTCCTTTGGCAATTAGTCAATTGAAGTAAATACGTTATTAATTTGTGCTAAAAGTCTTACTCGATCTCCCCATAAAGTTTTTACATGTTCAACCACTTTATGAGCATGATCTACATCTAAGTCTCTGCCATCATGTTCATGGCGAAGTATTAGTTCGCCATTTCTTCTGATTTCTTCTACAAGAATAACAGGAATAGATCCTCCACCAACTGAAGTTGCTAGTTCGTTGCGAATATTTTCCCAACCTTCTTCATCGGCAACATCATCTATAACTATTGATTTATTACGTTTCTTAGAATAAGAAAACAGATTTAACTCATAGCAAAGCTCTTCGTCCAAATATTGACGAATAAAAGAACCATCATGGCAGGCTTCTCTGGCGATTAAACATTCTTCCCATCCTCGATTTTTTTCAATATGAGCAAATATATGAAAACCTAAATGATAAGGATTGATTCCGCCAATATGAGGACGAATTACTTGGTTGTGAGACTTGATAATTGGAAGATGAAGATCGGATGGAAGTTCTAGTTCATGACAGATTTTATAATGAATTTGGCTTGCAAAGCCTTCATTTCCAATTTTTGTTTGAATTTGAGCCCAGAAATATTGACCTTCATCGCGAATAATCTCAATGATATCACGCTTCCAATTTGGCAACTTGGCGTTCTCTGAAATGAATCCCAATAAATCATAATCGGGCTCAAGAGGAACCGTATCCAATTTCAATTCTAATTTTCTTTGCAAAGAAACATCTTCTTTTTGCTTGGCTTTTTTAAGCTCTTCAATTAGCTCATCTCGAATTTCTTCTTGAGTTCTGCGGCGCAATCCATGCTTTGTTGTTTGAAATTGAATAGCATGGCAAGCATCAATTACCGCTTCTACTTCATCAATGCCAATTGTAGGATCTTCTACATAAGATTGAATTCTTTTTTTCGCCGCACGCATTCTTTGCACTACGTTTTCTGGACGAGTGTTTTTAAACATTCTGTTATTCTTAAAGAAGTCAGAGTGCCCAACACAATGAGCCATAATAAGAATCTGTAGAGGAAATGGATTCTCCCTCATCAAATAAGCGATAGATGGATTACTGTTAATGATTAACTCATAAGGCAAACCTTCCATGCCAAGGTTATACATATTATGAGTGCGCTCAAAGGCTTTTCCAAAAGACCAATGATTATACATGCTTGGCATTCCATGGTGAGCCATAGCGCCGATCATTTCGTAATAATCAATGGTTTCATATTCAATGGGGTAAAAATCTAGTTTGTATTTTTTAACTGCAATTTCGCAGATTTTCTCATCCCATTTCATTAAATCATCAAGTGAATATTCCATCAGCCACCTTCTTTTTCTGAGGCACCTAAAATTGTTCTAAAAGCTTTCCAAACATCTTCCTTTTTAATTATGTAAGACGTTTGAAGTTTTTTGTCTCGAAGAGGTTGTAATAAATCATACAATGTTTGATATCCGCCAGATTCATAAGAATATGCTATGTTATTTTTATCTGGATCAATTTCGCAATATCCGTAAAGCTGACATACTTGTTTTAAAGCATAAACTTCTTCTAAGAATTTAACATTGTCACTTGCAAAATTATCACCATCGCTACATTGGAAAGTATAAATATTCCAAGACGATGGATGATATCGTTTATCAACAATCTCATTGGCTAGTTCAATAGCGGTTGAAACAATTGTACCACCACTCGTATATTGAGTAAAGAATGCTTCTTCATCAACTTCTCTAGCTTCAACATCATGAGTAATAAAGACCAATTCAATCTGTTCATATTTAGAACGAAGGAATTGATACATTAAGAAGCAAAAGCTGCGAGCTAAGAATTTTTTATCTTGAGACATGGAGCCGGAAACGTCCATGATAAAGAAAATTACTGCATTAGTGCAGGGCTCTTCTTTTTTCTTATAATGACGGAATTTAAGATCGTCTTCGTGAAATGGAAAAGTTTCGCCTTCTTCGGCTTTATCAGGGTCGAAACCCGCTGCCTTCATACGCTTAATACGAGCAATAGCAGATTTTTTGCGATCCAAGCGAGGCATAATGCCATCGGAACGATAACCGCTACGTTTTAGTTTTTCTTGGTTAATATTAGAAAGTTGACGACGCTCTAAGTCTGGAAGCTCTAATTCATCAAAAAGATATTGGGCGAGCTCATCTAGTGTAATTTCTACATCATAGAATTCTTCACCCTTATCATTGGTGCCTTGTTTTCCTGGTCCCTGACCTTGCTGCTCATCATCAGCTTCTCCGATTTTTTGACCACGTTTAATGTCTTTGCCGGGAGCGGAACCAACTTGTTTGCCAGAGTTATCTCCGTAGATGAATCGGTATTCTTTGATACCACGAACGGGAATTTTGAACTTTTTGTTGCCGTTCTGACCCATGATGGATTCGTCGGCGACAATGTGATGTAGTCCTTCCCTAAGTGCCTTTTCAATTCTCTGCTTATGGCGTCGCCTATCAGAAGCGGAGCGATCTGCTGTAGTTTTATGTTCTCTAAAAACGCTCATGGATATTAAAGCCTTATATTGACGTTTACTTAAACTAACTACTCTTAGTTATAGCAAAAGATTGAGTGATAATTAAATTTTATACGTTTTAATGCCTTGTATGTTTCCCGACTCAATTAACTTATCTACTGAAATTGTTTTAGGAGGCTGCCCCGATGGACCATGAAGATATCCAACAACTCCAATTTTAAGCATTGTAACTTTGGTCTCTGGCTCATAATGCCTGTAACCAATATTCAACATAAAATGCTCCGTATAATCTCTTGGATTCATTTTAACAGAGTCGCAATTCTCTTCAAATAGCAACTGCTCTACTTTGGCAAGTAATTCTTCAGCTTTCACGGTTCATATTCCTTTGGTAATAGTTTGTTCCAGCGTTCAATCCAGAATTTCATATCTTTGGCAATTGACGGAGTGATATTTGCAAAATCACCATGATATGGAACCTGTTGACCGCCTTTAGTTTCTCGGGATGCAATTGCTGCCTCGAAAATTTCTTTGATCATTTCGATTTCATCGAATAGTTGGTCCCGTTGGCACCAAGGGCATTTTGGCTCTGAACTTGATTCAAACGGCATCCAAGCAGATTCGTGAGTTTCGCAATATTTTAAATCGCCTTTAGAATCATAACTATTAATAACTCCTTTCAAATTATTAACAGTTGATTGCAATTGTTCAATTTCAGTTTTGATATTATCTTTATTTTCCATTGCAAGTCACCTGGTAGGAATAGGGACAATTAACGCTCATGCAAGATTGAACTTGAGAGAGATCATTATTGCATTGAGAGCAGCGAGAATTACCAACAACAGTTAATGGAGAAGCAGGATTAGAAACGGCAACAGACTCTAAAATTGTTAGACGAACTGCCAATGATTCTATTTCTTCTTGAAGCGATTTAATTTCAGACAACAATTTTTTCTTTTTAATTTTCATGATTTTTAATATTTTACGGATTTAAATTAAACAAAAATTTATTTACAGCGGTTTTGGCAATTGCCTGCCAAGGTAAAACATCTTGCGTTCCAGGATTATATTTTAAATAATCAAAAATCTTTATATCTTGCTTTTGAATGGTTGCAGAATTAAGCGTTGCTACTTTTTTTAGCCTTACAGGCTTGAGCCGCCAAACTTCTTCTGTGATTTCTGCGTCTAGGACTTCTTCCTTAGAAGGAGTATAGTAATGAACTGGGCGAGTAGTTTTTAAGATGAAAATATTTTTATCAGGAGAGAGGCATTCTCCCAACGTAATAAAGCACCCTGCAATTCTTGTAGAAAGACAAATTCTAGGAATTCTCGGCTCGAAGTCGCATCTATTTGAGCCAATTATTTTAGGTTTCCAGATAAAACTGTCATCTGGAATGTTAGATTGAGTAATATGGTATAAATATTTCTTTACTAAAGAATTGTGCTGATAATTAATCATTAATAATTGATTTTAATAACTTTTCTAGTTTTATTTTGGCAGAGATTTGAAATTTTACAGCAGAAGGATGACCTGCACTAAAATATAAAAGATCTTTAATCCTCATCCGATCATTGTTTGAAAATCTATATTTCTTATGAAGAGTTACAGGAGATAGTCTCCACACTTCTTGAGCAACTTCTGCATCTACTACTTCTAGTGTGCTTGGTTTATAATATTCTGCATTGGCAGTATATAAATACCAATTTTTGTAATGATTAGCAATGTTTCCTAAAGATAGGAAGCATCCAGGAACAAATAAAGAAAAACAAATCCTGGGAATAATGGGCTCGCTGGGGCTCCTATTATTTCCAAATTTTTTAGGAGCCCAACGAGTTTCTTCACCATAATCATACTCGGTAAGATGATACAAAACTTTAGGAGGATAATTATGTTGAACGTTCATAAAAAAAGATTACTGCCACCACACCCTGGCAAAAAGTACATGATTTTCCTCTTCAAACTTTACCTCACCTACTTTAACTCGAAATCCACAAACTCTTAGCTCTTCATCAGCTTGTGATTGTAAAGACTCAGTGGTTAATCCTTGCTTAAGCACATCAGGCTTCCAGAAGATTGAACTTGGAAGACCATTGCGAAAAAATACTTTTCCTTTATTTTCAAGATATAAAGCCATAATTATTTCCTTTCCTCACATTTTTCTAATAATTAACCAATTAAATTTTTCTTGTTTTACTTCTACTTTAAGACCTAATGACTTACCATATTTTTTAACATCTTTAATCAAATCTTTGGTAAATCTATTTCTCCATAAGTCTGAAATTGCGGCATAAACAACAATTACATCATTATTATAATTGAAATTTCTTAAAGTTTCATTCCATAATTGCTTTGCGAGTTCCATTATTTACCTAATATATCATGTGGTTCTTCAGCTAGTCGTCTCGGCTGCTTCGGCGGTAGCTTCAGAGGAGGCAGAGCGAGCCCTTCCAGCTCGTTTGGTAGCGGGAACGAAGGATGGTAGCCCGACACCGCCGCCCTTGCCTGGGCGAACATTCAGAAAATTTGAATCGCAAAGATTTACCAAGGAAGCCAGAACTTGAGCTTGTTCTTTTTTGTTTTTACCTGGAAGAACTAGCCCTTTAGATGCTAGCAATTGAACTGCTTGAATAAAAGTAATTCGTGATTCTTTTTGCTCAACTAGCGAATGAAGACAACGAATAACATCAAATGGATCCACCCTAAAATTCATAATATTTTT